GATGGCGCGAACAAAGATGCCGCTGTTGGCGCCGAACGCCTGCGACGGGGATGCCGACCAGGATTCCGAATGGTCTGACGAGAAGAACACGCGATCGCCACCGATCGCCCAGGACGCCGCGCCGTCCATGATCGGGAAATAGCGCGCCGCCGGGGCCGACCAGTTGTAAGTGCTGTTGCCCGTAACCTCGGTCCACACGGGACCGCCGCTCTCGGTCGTCGTCGCGCCCTTGCCGAGATTCCACGCCGGTTCAGAACCAAGGGACGTACCGGCGGTCGTGCAGCGGAAGCACCGTTCGTTGCCGACTGTCGGTGCCGCAAGCTGTCGCACGATGTTGCCGACGGTGTACGCGTGCGTCGCCGCCCACTGCGCGACCGCCGCGTAGGCGACGCTCGAGACGTACCAATCAGCCACGGCTTAATACCCCCGCGCGAAAGCGACGAAGAGCCACTTGCCCTTCACCGCATCCCATTCGAGCCCGATGAAGTCGACGGCGTTGGCGAGCGTGCTCGCGGTGAAGCTGGCGATGTCGGTGCCGAAGCCGACCGTGCTGTCGAAGCTGACGGTGTGCGCCCCGCTCGCGTCCTGCACGAACTTGATGCGCAGCGCCTGCCCGTCGTAGAGCCCAGCGCTGACGCTCACGGTCGTGCTCGCCTGCAGCGTCACATAGACGACGGGATAGGCCAGAGGGATGATCGTGACGTTCGCGCCGGTGACGGTGTATTGCGGCGGTCGCTGGGTCGGCGACCTCTGCCGAAGGTCGATGCCGGGGAACATTAGAAGCCGCCACCCATCGCGCTGACGTAGACGTTCTTGGCAGCGGTGATGGTGGTGCCCATCTGCGCTTGCAGCGTCGCCGAGCCTTTGACGTAGATCACCTTGTTCCCATAGGCGTCGATGATGCCGGGGATATTCGGATCGGCGAGAATGTCCTTCGCGGCGGTGCCGCTGCTATTCCCCGCGCCGGCTGGCACGCTCACGGTGCCGATCGAGACGCCGTTGACGAGGATCGAGACATCGCGCGCCGAGGTGTCGGTGCTGACGGCGATCAGTTTCTCGATGCGCGTGCCGTTCGCGCCCGCCGTGTGAATGGTCTTCGCCGTCGTGCCATCGGCATTGGCGATCGTGACGTTGTCGTCAACGAGAGTCGCCGGAAAGATCGGTGCTGCCATAGATCAAAGTCCTCCGAAATTGGACTGCGCGAGGGCATAGAGCGCAGCCGTGTTTGCCGAGAGTTGGACGTTGAGAGTGAAGGTGCCGCTCGTCGTGATCGGCGAGCCGCTGACGGAGAGGTCGGTGGAGCTCACGGCAACGCTCGTCACGGTGCCGCTGCCGCCGCTGCCGCCGGTCTGCGCGACCCAGGAAGGATCAGCGCCCGCGCCGTTGGTCGAGAGCACGTAGCCCGAGGTGCCCGGAGCGAGCACGGTCCAGCCCGATGCGCCTCGGTAGATGATGTCGCCGCGCGCGGAGCCGAGCACATGGTCGATGAGCGCGGAGAGCGTGGTGGCGATCGGCGCAGCGGTGCCGCCCGAAGTGTTCGCCAGCAGGTCGCCGTCAACGATGCTCGCCAGCGAGATCGTGCCCGAGCCGGTGATGGGCCCGCCGGTGAGGCCGGTGCCCGTGCCGACGCTGGTGACGGTGCCGCTGCCGGCGGGGCTGTTCCATTGCAGATTTGCGCCCGCGCCCTGCGTCTGGAGGTATTGCCCGGAGGTGCCCGGAGCCAGCACGACCCACCCGGACGCGCCGCGATAGAGGACGTCGCCCTGCGCGCTGCCGAGCCCGTCGAGGATGGTGCTGATGCCCGCCCAGGCCGGATTGGAGCTCGCGCCGAGCGTCTCGAGGATTTGCCCCGAGGTGCCGGGGGCGAGCACGACCCAGCCGCCGCTGCCACGGTAGAGGATGTCGCCCTGCGCGCTGCCGAGCAGGTCGAGCACAGGCGAGATGCCCGTCCAGCTCGGGTTCGCCGCCGCGCCGCCCGTCTGCAGGACTTGGTGATTGGTGCCCGGTGCCAGCATGCTCCACGTCGAGGCACCGCGATAGATGATGTCGCCCTGCGTGTTGCCGAGGACGTGGTCGAGGATCGCCGTCAGCGTGTTCGCCGTGGGGAGCGCCGAGCCGCCCGAGATATTCGCGAGGATGCTGCCATCGGCGACCGAGCTCAGACCCGTCACCGATGCGTGCGTGGGCGGGCGCTCGTCGGTAATCATGCTGTTGGTGATCGAGGTGCTGCTCGTCTGCAGGAGAATCTGCGCGATCGGCACCTTGCCGCTGGTGATCGCTGGCGCGACAGGCGAGGCGTTCTCCACGCCGGTGATGATGCTGATCGTTCCGGTCGAGGCATCGCGCACCACGCGGTCGATGCGCGGGTGCGAGACCGGCGCGGTGATCGTGCCCGTCGTCTGCTGCGCGACCTCGGTGAGCGTGAGCCCGACCGGATCGTAGATCGCGCCCGCATCCACCTGGGCCGTCATGTTCGGCGTCGGATCGACCTCGTGCGGCGCAAAGGCGTCGCCGAAACGGACGAAGGTGTTGAAAGCGCCGTCGATATTGGCTTTGTAGGTCGAGCCGGTTTGCGTCGTGTTGTTCGGCGCAACATACGTCCAGACCGGGGTAACTCCACCCATGTGCTTGCCTGCCTACGTGTTGACGGTCATCTGGAAGTGCGAGATCGCCGCTGGCTGAGAGGTGTTTTCGACCAACCTGCCCTTAAAGAACTCGCCAGTGGTGCTGCCATTGACCCAGGCGGGATAGGTGTTCGGGTCGCTGCCGGTGCTCCATTGGTCGAGCTCCTGCGTGATCGAGTACGGTCCCGCCACGCCGGGGCCAAGATACGCCGACCAGCTCTCGGTGACGATGACGCTGGTGACGCGCCGCGTGTCGATCTCGGCGGTCGTCACGGTCGGATTGCTCACGGGCGAATAGACGAAGGTGCTCCAGAGCTGCACGTCGGTCATCGCCGAAGCGTTCACCGTGGAGTCGGGATAAATCACGCCGGTGACATGTTTCACGAAGCCCGAGAGTGTCGCGCCCGTCCAATCGGGACCATAGGCGACCTGCTGGAAGACCGGCTGGTCATCGAACGGCGCCGGCACGATGAACCAGTAGGGCGTGGCGACGGCGAGGCTCTGCAGCGCGTTGCCCCAGAGATTGAAGCTGCAGAGCTTGATGTAGATGGTCTTGCCGATGTCGGCGCTGGTGTAAGCGTAGGTGAAGAGATTGCCGTCGACGCGGGCGAAGCTCGCTCCATTCGGGTGATCGGCCATCGCCGTGCCGTACTGCGCGCGGTCGATGTAATTGCTGAGCGTGTAGTGATAGGAGCTCGTCAGCGTGGCGGTGCTATAGGAGACGAACTCGCCGACCAGCGTGCCGTCGTTCGACACCTGCGTCAGGTAGCAGAGCGTGTTGCCAGCATCGGCGTCGGCGGTCGTGCCGCTCGTCAACGTGCCCGCGCTCTCGGTGAGGTCGACGCTCAGATTCGCGGTGATGTCCGGGTTTGACGTGTTCGGGAAATCGGCGGTCGTCACGCCCATGCGCGACTTGCCGTTCCATTGCCCAACGTAGGTGTACGAGTTGCCGAGGTCGGTCGAGATATAGACCTGACAGCCGCCCCAGTAGGGGCTCGCGCCCGAGATCGCCAGCGCCATCGTCAGATTGCCGATGCCGGTTCTCGCGATCGGCAGCGGGAAAATGATGGGGGCGTTCACGCTGCCGGGAGCAGCCTGATCGTTGGGAGTATAGCCCTGGCCTTGATTGAGCGCGTAGCTGCCGGCGGCGGCGATCCCGGTCGGATATTCCTCGGCAATGAAGTTGATGGTCCCGTCGTCGTTCTCGATCATCTCGAGGATACGCACGGCGAACTTGTTGAGCCCGAGCACGCTGTCGGTCAGCGTGACGATGTCCATCGGGTCGAGGATGATGTAGCGACCGTCGAGCGTGAAATAGTAATTGTTGCGGATCGCCTCGAGCTGCAGAAGCATCTGCGCCGACACGTTGGCAGCGGTCGCATCGCAGAAGAGATGCGCCTGCTGCGAGCCGGTGAAACGCTTGCCGAAGCGGTCGACCAGCGATTGATCGGTGGCGATCGCCATCCCTGGCGCGTATTGGTTCGTGCGGTCGAGGAACTCGAGTTGCACGACGGTATTGCGGTCGCTGGTGCGCTTGCGCACGAGCTGAACGGGATCGCCCGAGCCGCTGCTGCCAGGACTGCCCTGGTTCTCCTGATAGTCGTCGTCGGTGAGATCGAACACCGCGACCTGCCCGTCGCTGCGCGGCTTGATCTGCAGGCACCCGCTCGACCAGATGAACTCGGAAAGCGTGAATTTCGCGATCTCTTGCAACACCTCCGCGCCGGTGCGCTGCTCGGTGTAGGCGGGCGAAATCCAGAAGCCGAGCGCCTGACAGAAGTTGTTGTAATCGTGATAGGCGTTGCCTTGGTAGTACTGGATCGTGACCGTCTTGCCGATGTCGGCGGCGCTGAAATAGTAGGTGAGCTCGAAGAGGCCGGGATTCTCGCCGCTGCTCGTCGACCACGAGGAATAGTTGCCCGCGCCAGGATCGAAGTTCGGGAAAACGTCGGTGTTGATGTCGACGCGCGGCATCGCCACGCCGCCGGGGCCGAGCACCTGATAGTCCCAGGCGGGATACTGACCAGCGTCAGGATAGGTGAACCCGACCAGATAGCTGCAGCCGTTGCCTTGATTCCCCGTGCCGATCGTGAAGGTGACGGTCGTCGGCGTCTGCGGGATCGTGCAGATCGAGGTGCACGACTCCGTCTCCACCACGTCATCGAAGCCAAGCCCATAGTGCAGGTTCGACAGGATGTCGAAGATCACGGCGCGCGGCATCATGTCCTGGCCGCTCGGCCCGCCCGGACCGCCGGTGCAGAAGTCGCTGAGCTGCTCAAGGTTATTGCGGACGGCCGTCGGATCGTTGCGGGTGAGCTCGAAATTGAGGTTCGGCAGGTTTTGATTGTTGCCGAGGTCGTAGGGATTTGCGCCGACCCAGGCGATGCCGCTGTAGCCGATCGCTTGCGTCGGGTAGTTGGTGGTGAGATAGGTCCATGTCGCCTGACCGAACGAGCCGGGGAGCGACGAGAAGTTCAGCGCTGCCGCCGTTTGCGTGCCCTTGTCGACCCAGATGGTCTGGATGCCACCGACCACGCCCTCGCAGAGCCCGAACATCAGATCGGCGGTGTAGGTGTAGCTCGTCGTCTTGCCGCCGCCGCCATTCGAGACCAGCAGGCCCTCGGCGAAATAGGTGTGGTGCGGATCGACGGTCAGATTGTAGGTGCACTCGCGATCGGGCGCGTCTTCGACCGCGTCGATGTGGAATGTCTCACCATGAAACGAGACCAGCTCGTTGAAGCCACGGATGAGCTGCTCAGCCATGATCGGCACCGGATCGCCGTCCGCTGTCGGCGGGCCGTAGGCATAGATGTAATGCTGGCGCGTGACGTGTAGCTCGCGCCCGCCAGCGCGGATGCGCAGCATCTTCTCGGCGGTCTCGTGCTTGTGCGCGGCGCTGACGCGCCCCTCGACGAGATCGCCATCATCGCTGCAGCACCAGATGGGATCGTCCTCGCGCAGCTCCTCAATCGGGACCGTGCCTCGCCCAGGCACCGCGACGCGCGTGCCGGCGGCGAAACAACTGCCGCCGCCCTTGCCGACCTTCTGCGTGTGCGCGCGCTGCTGAAAATTCGCGTACCAGATCATAAACGGCGCAATGCGCGTCTGCCCGTAGACGACTGGCAGAACCTTGCCATAGGCCGAGGTCTGGATTTGGAGGCCAGTGACAGCCGGCGTCTGTTTCGCCTGCTGCTTGCCGCCGAAGATGCCTGACATTCAGCGCACCCAGCCGCCGTAGGTGAAGATGCGGAAGGGGCGCGGCTTGCCTTTGCCCACGTCGTTCTCGGCGATGAATTTCAGATTGGGGTGATCGGCGGTGTCGAGCCCGCAGCGCTTCATCACATAGGCATGGATGATCTGCGGCCAGTCGATGACGATCGCGCCATGTGAGTACGTGCGCCCGTAGCGCCACACTACGATGTCGCCAGGAAGCGGCGCGCGTTCGGGTGGGTTGGGCACGGCGACGCCGCCGAGCTGCTCGATGATCTGCAGATAGCGCTCCTGATCGCGGTGCATCGCCCAATCGGGCGGGTAGTAGGCGAGCGTCGTCGGGGGGATGAGCCCCACCGTCTCAAAGACGGCGACGAGAATCTGCGCGCAATCGACGCCAGCGCCTTTGACCTTCGCCATGTGGTGATAGGGCGTGCCCAGCCACGTCTTCGCCTCCGCGACGACGCGGGCACGCTGCTCGTCGATGTTCATTGGTCAGACGGCGGTGATCGGTTGCGGCACGAACGGCAGGCCCCGGAAATTGACGGTGTTGTTGAACTTGGGGCACCCGTTTTGCCCGAGCGATTTGTCGCAGCCAGCAAAGAGTATGAACGTGTCGCCGGCCGCCGGTGCCGCCGTGAACGGTGTCGCCAGCACAATCTCACCGGGCGTGCCGTAGCTGCAGGAGCGCACCCCTCGCTCTTGATCCGGGGCGCTGCCGGTGAGCGCGCCGGTCTGAAAGACCACCTTGCCCAGGTCGTAGTAGCCGGCGAATCCGGGGTTGGAGATGTTGGCGAAGATGACGTTCGCCGTCGAGCCCGCCACCACGGTGCAGGTCACTTGCGGCCAGACCGCCGGGGCGAACTGGGCCATGCACGACCAATCGCCGAGCGTGTTCATGCAGCCCGCCGAGATCAGATTCCTCGGCCATTGCCGCGCGAGCAGCTCGGTGAAGGAGTTGACCGTGAACGTGAGAAAGGAGCGACCCGCCGTGACCTCGGCGACGGTCCCGGTAAAGACGTTGACGACGCCGGCGGCGGTGTTGCCGTAGCTCGGCATGAACGCGCGGTCGATCGTGAAGAGGCAGTTGTCGAACCCGCCGGCATTAGCCGTCTCCTGCCACGTCCCGCCGATGACGGTGCCTGAACCGGGGAACACATCGAAGGTGAAGCTGTCAACGTCGAGCCCGATCTTGAAGTGCGCCTTGAAGCGATTGCTGGGGTTGCTGACGTAGGGACCGCCGCTGTAGCCCTCCTCCGCGTTGTCGCCGCTGTGGTAGACCTGCCCGTTGTAGATGACGTCGCGATCGCCCGAGCACCATTTGACGTTCGGCACGAACGGCGGGGAGAACGTCGTGCCGACGTCGCCGCCGATGTTCCAGATCGAGTAGAGGTCCGCGACGTAGAAGTCGCGCGTCTTGAGCAGGGCCAGGAGTTTCGCGCTACAGGGTTTCATTACTTGAAGCTCGAGAATTTGACCGACTTGCACTCGTAGAAGGCGGCGGTGAATTTCTGGAAGTTCATCGTGTCGTCATCGAACTGGCACGGGAAGTAGTAGCTGCCATCCCAGTAAATCTGCGCGCCGGCTGGCGGCGTGGCGACGAACGCGATCCCGCCACCGGGCATCCCGCTCGCGGTGTTGGAGATCGCGAAATTGCCGCCCCAGAGCGAGTAGTCGTAGGCCGCGCCGGGTGTTTGCGGCACGCCGTTGACGCGGAGCTGCGTGATCGTCTGCGGAGCCGTGATCGGCATGTAGAAGCCGCCGAAGCTCGCCTGCATCTGGAAGACGGTCGTCACGCCGTCGCCGGTGGCGATGAACTGATTCGTGGCGCTGTTGTCGTCAACGTCCTGATAGAGGAACGTGTCGCCGCGACCGCCGAGCGTGTTGAAGAAGCCCTGCAGCGACGAGTATTCGACGTAGGTGAGCCCGCGATAGGACGTCATCTGCTCGCTCGCGCCGGCCTGCCGCAACATGCTGAACGGCAGCTCCCACGAGTATCGCGGATAGCTCCAGTCGCGGATGATCGTGCGCTTGCCGGAAACCGATTCCTGCACGCGCGTCTTCCACATCGTCGTTTTCTTGATGGGCCACGTGAGCCCCGGCAGCGCCGGGAGGATGAGCGTGGACATTTAGCCGGCGACTCCGAGAGAGGCGACCGAGCCGTTGCGGGCGCGCAGCTTGGCAGCGAGCGAGGCGACGATGCTCTCGCCGTGGTTCATCAGGAACGCCTTCGCGCTCGGGCCGTCGAGCGCCTGCAGATTAAGGCTGACGTTGATCGCGCCGCCCATGCTGACAGCGTTGCCGCCCGTGTCGCCCTGCACCATCGCGCGCAGCGGGCTCGCGATGCTTGCTGGGAGCACCATCTCCTGACGGTGGAGCAGCGCCGGGGTGTCGTCTGCGGAGACCTCGCCCAGACCGCCCTCGGCGCTCACGACGTTGTAGGCGGCGACCGCAGCGAACGCGCCGGCAGCGGCGAGCGGGGCCATGAGCCAGCCGACATAGGGGATTTCCGCGACGTTCGCGTAGACCGCCGCTGCTGCCTTGTAGGCGTCGCCCATAATCGACTTGCTCGCCGTTGCCGCCTTGGCCGCTTCGCCCTCGGTGTTCGCCTCCGTCTCCGCTGCGACGCGCGCCTGCGCGCCAGCTTCCGTCGCCGCCGTCTGCGCCTCTTCCTTGCCGAACCAGCTCGAAAGCATCCGCCCGATGATCGAGAAGAAGCCGCTGCTCTCGGTGTTCTCCGCGGCGGCGCGCTGCGCGGCTCCTGCCTCCGTCGCCGAGGTCTTCGTGAGCTCGCTCGCGACCCAGCTCATCGCCGACTTGGTCGCCATCGAGAGGAAGCTGCTGGTGATCTGCTCAGCGGCGTTCAGCAAGCCCTGGCGGATCGTCTGGGTGCCTTTCAGGTAGCCCATGACGAGGCCGTCAAAGGCGCTGCCCATCGGCTGCAGCGCCTGCTCCCACGCCTGCTGCGTCTGCTTCGCCGCCGCATCTTGGATGTCCACCACCTTCGCGGCGTACTGCCGTTGCGCGACCGCAGCCTTCGACAGGTTCTCGATGATGATCTGGGTGGTCTGGTTGTCCTCGACCCCGAGCTGGCGGATGATCTCCTCGGTGCTTGCGCCGGAATCGCGCAACTCGATCATCTTCTGCACGGCCATGTCGAAATTGCCGGTCGGCACCGCCTGCTCGTAGGCTTGGCGGAAGCCCTGCATCGTGCTCTGCAGGTCGTTGGTGACGGCGGCGATCTCGGCTTTTGCCTTCGCTGCCGGCGCGGTGATGTCGCCGAACAGCATGTCGAAGAAGCCGCCCTTGCCGCCCTCGGCCTGCAGATGCTTCACCGCCGACGCCGCGTCGATCTTGTTGAACTCGGCGTTCATGCTGGCGATCGCCTGCCGCACCCTTACGGTCTGCTCGATCTCCTCTTGCCACGCCCTGACGGCGCGCGCCTTCGACTGCTCGGCCTGCACGCTGAACTCGCCGAAGAGCCGAACCGCCTCGTTGTATTCGGCCTGCGCCGCGTTGATGCGCGCAAAGGAGCCGGCGCGTGCGGTGTCGGTCTGCTCCTGCATCTGCTTGAGCGTGAGGTTGTGCTCGCCGGTGGCGATCTGGACGCGCAGCGCTGCTTCCTGCTGGGCGATCGCGTTCTTCTCTTTTTGGGAATACTCGTAGGAGCCCTCGGCTTCCTTGAGCATCGCCAGCTCGTTGCGCTGGATGTCGAGCTGCGAGTGCCCGAGCTCCGTCCAGTCGGCCTTCATCTGCTCGATCTTGAGCCGCAATTTCTCCATTGCGGTCGTCTCGTCGATCGGATCCCACGCAGGCTTCGGCGGCGGCGCTGACGGCAGCGGATTCGTGCCCGCGCCCGTGCCCTCGCCCGTGCCCGCCTCGCCTTCGAGGTGGCTCGCCGCCTCTTGCAGCGATTTCAGCCGATCTTTCAGCCCTTGGAGCTGCAGCTCGGCGGTTTTGATCTTGCTGTTGTCCCACCACGCCCAGAAACCGCTTTCGGTTTTGGTCTTTGTTTTGAGCTCCTCGATCTCGGTCTCAATCTGCTGGATCGCGAACTTGGTTTCCTCGATGAGCGCGGACTTGAAGTGACCGGAGAACACCTCTTTCAGTACGTTGGCGAAGTTGGTCAGGCTCGGGATGGTCTTGCTCGTGAGCGTGACCCAGAAGCCGCCCCACGCCTCGTCCATCTGCTTCACCGCTTCGCGGTGCTTGCGCATGTCGTCGGCCAGCTCGGGCGTCCACACGCCGCTGAGATGCATGTATTCCTCGGCCATCCGCTGGAGGCCGTCCGCGCCCTGTTCGAGCACCGGCACCAGCTCGCGCCCGCCACGCATGAAGATGTCCTGCGTGACGATGTTCTCCTGCGCCTTGTCGTGGTGCGCGGTGAAGGCGTTCGCGACAGCCATGAAGACGGTGAGCAGATCGTTCTGGTTCGCTTTCAGGAACTCGGTCGAGATGCCGATCGACTTGTAAGCGGCTGCGGCCTTGCTGCTCGGGTTGATGATGGCCTGTTCCATCGTGATGGACATGCCGCGCAGCGAGTTCTCGACGACCTCGAACGGCACGTTCACCTGATTGGCCGCATATTTCAGGGCGGCGAGCGCCTGGGTCGAGACGCCGGTCCGCTGCGACAGGATGGAAAGCTGCTCGCCCAGCTCGGCAACCCTTTCGACGCGGTCGACCAATTGACCGACGCCCAGCGCCGCCGTGAATGCCGTGCCGAGACCCATCAACCCGCTGGTCAGCGCCTGGACCCCAGAAAGCGCGCCCGAGAGTTCGTTGCGCAGAGCGCCGAAACTGCCCCCGGCGGCGGCGGCTTGCTGCTCCTTCTGCTCGGCCCGCAGCGCTACGACCTCGGCCTTCAACTTGGCATAGGCGTTCGCTTGCTGCTCGAGCTGGGCGACCTGCTCGGCGGTCGCGCTCGCGCCCGCAGACGTCACCTCATCGGCAGCGCTCCGCGCGGCCTTGGCATAGGAGCGCAGAGCGGACTCGCCGAGCGCCAGTTTGGTGTTGATGTCGGTGACATCCGCACCGATTTTGACGAGAAGCGATGCCTCGGCCACGGGCCCTCCTAACGACGTTGACGCACGCCAAGGGTTTTCCCCTTGTTGGTGGCGTCAACGAAACGCATGAACTCTTCTGGACCCATCGCGCCGTCGGCGCGCTGTTCCTCGATGGACTTGGGGACTTCGACGGGGAAATGTGCGAGCAGGATGCGGCGCAGGGGAGGGGTGCGGCGAAACTGGCGCTCGAGCCTCTGATAGCGCACCAGGGTACAGGCGTCGATCTCGTCTGGACCCCAGCCGAGATCGCACGCCAGAACCGCCTCGACGCGATCCAGGTATTCTTCGAGCGTCAGTCCGCCGCCTGAGCTTCCCCCTCGGCGGGTTTCTCCTGCGTCACCAGACCGGCGAGGCGAATCACGAAGCCATAGGCCGCACTGATTTCTGGCAGCGAGCTTTCCAGCTCGCACAGCGCCTCGGCGGTCATGTCGGGATGATCGCGCAGCAAAGCGGTCGCGATGGTGTCGATCATCCGGGTGAACGACGCCAGCTCGCGTTCCTTGGGCGTCGCCGATGTCGCGAGTGCTGCCATGCTCTCGGCATTGGCGATGCACACGTCGCGAATCTGTTTGACGGTAAGAGGGCGCACGGTGAACGTGTGCCCCCCGATGGTGATTGCCCCCTTCTCGCTCATGATTACCCTACGTCACTGAGGAAGTATTCGATCACCTGCCCGCTCGAGTTCGCGAAATACTCGAAATCGAACTCTGGGATCATGTAGTCCTCCAGCTTGAACTGCGTGGAGAGCTTGCTGCCGATCGCCTGGAAGATGCGCACCCAGAAGGTGAGGTTGAGGTGGGTCGTCGCATAGTCGAGCTGGAACGTCGGCGTGAAGCCGATGAGCGGATTGGTGACGATCAGCTTTTGCCCGCCGGCAACGGTGCTGGAGTAGCTGATAAGAACGACGGTGTTGTTCTCGGCGACGTTGAAGGTGTAGACGCCCGTCCCGCTGTTGACCGCGTATTGCCCCACCGCCGGCGCGGATGCGACCTTGATGAGCGGCAAGCCGCTGCTCTGGTAGACGACGCCGAGGTCCGTCTCGAACGAGGTGTGATTGACGGTGGTGATTGAGCCCGCCGTGATGGTGCCCGGCTCGCTTGAGTTGAAGATCAGCGACCCGCTGGCGAAGGTGTTGCCGAAGATGAAGTTGTTCATGGCGATACCGCTGACCTTCGCCGACTTCATCTTCCCCGTCGTCTTCGCCACGCTACGCGCAACGTCGAGCGGGAACTGGTTCTGCCCGTAGAGGCTCTTCGTGTTGAACGAGATGTCGACGGACAGCTCTTGCGCAAACCCGATGTTGACGGGCGTGCTGTTGGCAACGTCGGTGCGGGTGACGTAGATCGCCCCCGGCCCGAAGACCGCGATAGACATGCTTGGTGCTCCTTCTCGATCTCTCGATTAGCCGACGTCGCTGAGGAAGTATTCGATCACCTGGCCCGAGCTGTTGGCGAAATACTCGAAGTCAAATTCGGGGATCATGTAATCCTCGAGTTTGAACTGCGTGGAGAACTTGCTGCCGATCGCTTGGAAGATGCGCACCCAGAAGGTCAGGTTGAGGTGCGTCGTCGCGTAATCGAGCTGGAAGGTCGGCGTGAAGCCGATCAGCGGGTTGGTGACGATCAGCTTTTGCCCGGTGCCCGCGACGGTGTTCGAGTAGCTGATGAGAACGTTCGCCAACGTGTCGGCGGCGGCGAACGTATAGACCCCGGCGCTCACGCTGTATTGCCCCTGCGCCGGCGCGCTCGCGACCTTGATGAGCGGCAGGCCGGTGGTGGTGTAGACGACGCCCAGGTCGGTCTCGAACGTCGCGCTGTTGGTGACGGTGACTTGGTACGGGGTTCCCGGAATCTGATGCGGCTCAGCCGAGTTGAAATTCAGCGATCCGGTCGCGAACGTGTTGCCGAAGATGAAGTTGTTCATGGCGATGCCCGAGACCTTCGCGGCTTTCATCTTGCCGGTGGTCTTTGCGACCGAGCGCGCCACGTCGAGCGGAAACTGATTCTGCCCGTAGAGCGACTTGGTGTTGAAGCTGATGTCGACGCTCAGCTCTTGCGCGTAGCCGATGTTGACCGGCGTGCTGTTGGCAACATCGGTGCGGGTCACATAGATCGCACCCGGCCCGAAGACGGCGATGGACATACTTGATGCTCCGGTTTAGCGGAATCGCCGTTGCCCAAGCGGCGGGGGAGGGGCGACCGGACGAGGCCGGGATTACGGCAGCGCGATTTTCACGGGCAGGACGGCCTTCGCCTGACCGTCGAGATCACCGGGATCATCGACGCCGTCGCCGTCGAGCCAGCAGTGCTGCACGAGGCCGCCGAGCGTCTGACGATCGCTGGTCGGACCCGGATCAAGCGCCGCCTCGATGGCGTCGATGAGGTTGTTGAGCGCGATGCCGGGCGCGAAATCGACGTTCTTGCCGGCCTGCGAATAGATCCAGATTTCCGCCTTGAGCACGCGCTTGAGCAGGCTCCCCTGGCGCTCGTACACCGTGCCCGTATTGCGCAGGAACAGCGCCGGCTGCGCCGACACCTTCGACCAATAGAGCGCGCGCCGGCCCGTGGTGAGGAAGCCTGTCGTCAGAGCCACGCCAGAGCCGTTTGCCTGGGCTGTCAGCGAAAGGGTGACGGTGAGCAGCACCGTGTCCCAGCCTACGACGACCGCGCCCTCTGGGATGCCGGGGCCGAAGACGGGCAGCCCGAGGAAGAGCCCGGTGAACGAGCTGGGGGCAGTGAGGGTGGCCGAGCCGTTCGTGGTGGTCGCGGTGAAGTTCGTCACCACGGAGCCGACCAGCAGATTGAACAGCGCGGTCATCGCCGCCTCGCGAGTGGCGAGCGCCATCAGGCGAGCGCCTCTTCGATCGCGGCGTGCAGCTCATCGAGCACCTGCTCGCGCATCTCCTCGATGCCGCCGCGCAGGAACCGATCCGCTTCGATGTTCACGCGCCGGGAGTGCTGCTCGATCGCGACCCGCATCGGCGCAACGAAGCGCCCGAAGATGCGCGTGCGGCGCTCGAGGTGAGCCCGCACCGTGGTCGTGCTGTGCGCGCCGTACTCGAGCGCGGCGGCTTTGCCGTACTCCGCTTTCGGCAGCCCGCCCTCGATGAAGACGGCACCGACGACCTTGTTCGGATCATTGAAAATCCGGCTCGTCGTCTCGCTGCGCAGCTTGCCTTTGTCCTCGGGCTCGCGCGCTTCGATGCGCGCCTTGAGCTCTTCGGTGAGCCCCTCGAGGCGCTGGCGGATCGCCGCGCGGAGGCGCTCGGGAAACTGCTCGAACTGGACGAGGGTGCGGCGCTCGCTCGCGCTGTCGAGCGTGAGCTCAAAGCTCATACCGATGGCACCCGATAGCGATCGCAGATCGCTTCGACCTCGGGCGGCAGCGACCCGGTCTGTCCAGGCAGCGTGCCGACCCAATAGGTCGACTGCCCGATGCCCGGCTCGCCCTCCGTGCGTAGGAAGGGATCGCGGTTGCGGCTCTTGTAGCGAGCGGTGATGAGGCGCAGCGTCGCGATTTTCAGGTCGTCAGGGATCGCGGCGTAGCCGGCCTGATACTGGACGGTGACGGGATACGACTCCCATCGCACCGGGTTGCCGGTGTAGGCGTCGAGGCGGCTCAGCGTGCCCCGCTTGGCGTCGATGGTGAAATCGGTGCCATAGGTGAGGGTGGTCGTGGTGACAGGCGTGGTGGCGACGTTGGTCGTCTGCACCACCTGCAGCCCCGTGGTGAACGAGACGCCGGCGGCGGTGGCTGTCGCGGCTTGGCTCAGCGTCACCGACGCGCCGACGATGGCGTTGATCTTCGTGCCAGGGAGGATGCCAGGGCCGAAGAAGAGCGCGCCCTGGACGAGCCCCGCCGTGCTGCTCAGATTGTCGACCGTCGTGGTGCCGTGCGTATCGCCCGTGAGCGAGACGGGAGTCGAATTGACGAGCGGCCAGCGCGAGAGCTGCAGCGGGACATACGGGTTGAGCGCGAAGCCCTGCCATCCCTGGCGCAGGAAAATCTGATCCTGCACCGCCTCGACCGCGAAGACGCGATTGCAGTAATTCGCGATGAGCGCCGAGTCCTGCGTGATCGCGCGGCTCAGAAACGCATCCTTGGAGGTGTCGCTCATTGGCAAGTCGAGCTCATCATGCGCGGTTGCTAGGTCCGTCAGGTCGTAGGGACCAGCCGGCGCGTTCGCGGTCGCGGCGACAAGCACCGTGGTGATGATCTCGACTGCCATTGAGTCCTCGCCGCTTAGAAGATGCTGCGGACGATGAGGTTGAGGTTGCGGTCAGCGCCCTGCGCGACGGGCGCGCCCGAGGTGCCAGAGCGCACCTTGAGACAGTTGATCCCGCGCCACTTGGTGGGATCGACCGCGATGAAGACGCTGGCAGCGGGCGTGCCGAAGGTGATTGCCGCCGAGCCGTCCTGCAGCTCTTGGAAGGTGGTGCCGCCGTCGTAGCTGACCTGAAAGGTCAGCGCGGCCGCGCTCCACCCGCTGTCCATCGCGATGCCGACAAGCGTCTCGACCCCGAGATTGATCTGGGCCGAGAGCGACGTGCCGTTTGCGATGAGACAGGGAACTGCTTTGAGATCAGATGCCAGCGCCATTAGGTGCGGCTGACCTGATAGGCCGAGAGGTAGTCGGCGCGAACCTCGCCCGAGCCGGTGCCGCTCGCCTTGTAGACCGACATGTAGGGCTGCAAAATCGCGTTCGCGCCGGTCGCGGCGAAGGCGCGCGTCGCACCGAGCGTCACCATTACGCCGTCGATGAAGAAGCGCAGATTCGTCGGATCGGAGGCGTCAATCTGAAAGACGTGCCAAACGTCCGCCACCATCGTCACCGTGCTCGCATCGGACGTGGTGTTGACGCCGTCCTTGCTGCGGCAGTTGATGATGCCGTTCCCGAGCGCCTGGAACTCCAGATAGAAGCCCGCGTTGTCGGGGCCGTCCTGCCACGCGCTCTGCAAGCCGAAGACAACCTCAACCTGCGCCGCGCTCGGGATGGTGTGGAAGTTGACGCGCGCCTCGAAGATCGCGCCCTTCGACACGTCGAAATTGAGCTGGTCGCCGAAGTAGAGCGTGGCTTCCTGCTTTTCGCTGGTGGTGTCGATCAGCGCCGACATGACGCCGCCGCCGAGGTTCGCGACCGCGCCGACCGAGGGCGAGCCGCCGGTCTTCACCAGCTTCTTGATCCAGGGATAGCCGGCGGTTGCCGTGGTGGGCACGGCGGTGTGGCCGTTGCCGACGAAATCATCGTCGAAGACGATCGGCGCGAAGCGCGCCACCGTCTCGTAGGACACGTCGCTGATATAGGCGAGGAGCTGCCCATACCGGTCGACACTTGCTTTCAACATAGAGGTTCACTCCTTGCCTGGGCGGCGGAAGATGAAAAAGAGAGGGGGCGCTGACCGAAGCCAGCGCCCCCACTCCAGCAGGGTCGATTAGACCAGCGAGGTCGTTGCGAGCGGGACCGTCTGCTCGTAGCGGATCGGCAGCAGGATGAGCTGCGCCGCGGTGATGTTGGCGGCGTTCGAGGCGCTCGTTTGAATGGCGATCGTCTCGAAGCCGTTGTTGATGTCCAGCACCTCGGCCGGGTCGATCTCGAAGATCACCAGCTTGTTCTTGAGCGCGACGTCGGTCTGATAGTTCGCCGCCGCCGTGATCTCGTTGAGCGTGTCGCTCGTCCCGGTGTCGAGATCGCTGACGATGGGCGCGTTGCCGATCGCCTTCGAACCCGTGCCGCTGACGTCCTGCGCTTGCAGCGGGGTGAACGTCACCTGCGCCGCGTTGCCCTGCGTCACCTCGCAGAGGATAAACGCCTTGTGGGCATTGCGCAGGCTGAAATAGTTGCTGGTGCGACCGGCGGCGTCCGCAGCCGGCGCGAGCAGTTGAACAGGGTGCCCCTGCTTCCAGAGGCGAAAATGACGGCCAGACATTCTTCGATGCTCCTTGCCGCGTCGCGGCGTGAGAGAGAGGCGGCGTTACGCAACGCCGCCCCGAGGTACAGACGGTGCCTACCGATTAGCGGGCGGCGAGGGTGATGAAGGGCGACAGCGTGTTGGTGCCCTTGAACGGCGAGAGCGGGGTGTGCCAGATCGGCTGCCCGTCGACGCGGTAGGTGAGGCGGAACGTCATTTCGTCCGTGAGGAAGCGGACGTGCAGCGAGCTGGCCTGCTGCATGGCGTTCTTGTCCGCGAGGACGTACTGGCTCCAGTCGGCGAGGATGATGTCGCCGCTGGTGCCGAGCGTCTCGCAATACTCCACCGGGATCACCGGGCGACCGAACAGCACCGAGAACGGCGAGCCCGAGATGTTGCCGCCCGGGAGGAAGACCGGGACGCCGGCGGTGCCGATGACCTGGTTCAAGGCGTAGAGCTGCGGCTCGACGTCCTGATTGATGTGCCACACGGCGTTGGCGCGCGAGCGTGCCCAGAGGCGCGACCACATCGTCAGCACGTTGTTGTAGGAGAGCGTCTTGCTCGCCTGTCCCTTGTCCGCCGCGACCTGCACGGTGCAGTTGGCGGTGAGCACGCCTTTCGGCTGGCCCGCGCCGCTGCCGTGGATGGTCGAGTCCTCGGTCATGAACGTGATTTCTTCCGTGAACGCTTGGTTCGCGATCCCGGTGAGTGCCACGGCATCGGCCATCAGCTCGTCGCTCACGTACCAGATGGACATGAGCTTCTTGAGGTCGAGGTCGATGATGCGGAACTTCGGCTTCGTTGCCGTCGCCTGATCGCCTTCACCCACCCAGTAGGACTGGACACCGCCCCAGCGGCTTCCGGTGGCGCGGCTCTGTTCGTCGATGCCGGGAATCTTGATCGAGTTGGCCGGCGTCGAGATGCCGAGGCGCGTCACGCGCTGGAGGATCTGACCCATCTCGTAGGAGCGGGTCAGGATGGTCGAGGCGAAGTCGGTCTGCAGCAGGAAGCCGCCAGCGCCGGGGTCCGTCTCGCCGGCACCGATCGGGGCGCGGACGAGGCGGTTGTCGGTGCTGCCGCCCATGTAGTGACGGGCGACCGCGACGAGCTGCTCGCCGAGATTCTTGAAGCCCTGCGTGCTGCCGCCGTTGTCACCGCCAGCGCCGGGGCCAGCGTTGGCGGGACGCGCCAGCTCTGCCTGCTTGCGCTGTGCGGCCTCGGTGCGGGCGATCTGATCTTTCAGCTCGCCGACCTCTTTGTCCTTGGCGTCGTATTCCGGCCCGCCCTTGGCGGCCAGCTCGACCAGTTCATCGACCGCCTTCGCGTATGCTTGGCGGAGCTCGTGTAGCTTCATGTGCGGGATGCCTTTCTCTGCATCAAAAAAAGGGCTGCCAGAGGCAGCCCCAGGGGCCCTTGCCAAGCGGCGAGGGGGTTCAGATGACCGCGCGCAGTTTCAGGGCGTTCGCCCGGCGGATGCGTGCGGCTTTGGCGTCGTCGTCAGTGTTCGTGGCAGCGCCCGGCGCGTTGTCGTTGTCGCCGTCGCCATCCGGGTCTTCGACAGCCTCGTCGTGCGCCGCGAGAACCGAACGAATCCTCGCGTGTGCCTTTGCTCGGGTTTCAGCGCCCTTGGCGTGGAGCGCGTCGGCCTCCTTGTGCATGGCCGACGCCGCGACGTGATAGCCGTCAGCTTCCTTGTGGAGCGCGTCGGCTTCGCGCAGCAGCCGCTCGCACTTTGCCGAGAGCACGTTCGCTCCCTTGCCGCGCGATACCGCCGCTTGCGCCAGGACGGCGCGGACGAGATCGCTGAACGAGCCTTTATTCTCCTCGTCGTCGTCCTCGATCGCCTTGGGCGGCGCGTGCACGGCGCACTCGGCGGGGTTTTTCATCCCGCACTCCTGATCGGCGGCGCGGCCGCAATTGCCGACAGCGAAGCCGCCGGCACCAGGGTCGCTCTCGCCCATGCCGTCCGCTTCTTTCACCTCGGCTGGGGTGAGGAACGCATCAGCAATGGCCGGCTTCGCGCGACGGCATGGCGCGGCGTCCTTCGCGGCTTGGCGCAGCGCCTCGATCTCGGCCTTGGGGAGGATCAGCTTGTCGCCGCTGTCGAGCACCTTCTCGGCCCACTCGACGAGCGGCGCGAGTTTCACGCCCTTGCGCGCGGCGAGCTGCAGCGCGTTGGCGTTGGCCGGCACCGGCACCACGCTGATCTCGAGCAGCTCTTGCTTCGAGAAGTCGATGCCCCACTCGCGGTTCTCATCATCGGACCACGAGTATTCGAGCGGGATGAAGCCCACGGAGACCGCGTGGATGAAGCCGCCTTTGATGAGGCGGTAGACGGCGTCGGCGAGCGGATAGTCCTCGGCCTTGGCGAATTCGATGTCGCCGATCAGCTTGCTGTCGTTCACCAGCACGTTGCTCGCCTTGCCGATCGGCGGCAGCGAGCTCTCATGCGCCCACAGCGCGACGGGATTTTTGTTGAAGGCGGCGAGCTGCCAGCCGGTCGGGTCGATGGTGTCACCGGCGCGATCGACGCTGCCGTCAGAGAAGACGAAGCGATAGGTGCGAGAGTCCGCGCCGCCGACCGCCTTGGGCTTGCCGACATGCACGCGCATTAGCGCCTCGTCGTCCGCGATGAACGAACGATCGCCTTCCTTCCTCAACGCGCGGAAGGCGTTGAGGTCCAGCAGCTTCTTCATTTACGTGTTCTCCTTACGCGGGTGAGGGTGCGTCGCCGCCTTCATCGCGGCCGGGATCGCCATCGCCGCCCGAACCGGGCGCGCCGGTGAGATCGCTGCCAGCGCCGCCCGCCCCGTTGTCTTTGGTCGGCACCGTGCCGAGCGGTGCCATGTTGACGGGCTGGTAGAGCACGTCGCCGCCCTCGGCGGGTTCGAGCCCCTCGGCGGCGCGAATCTCGTTCGGCTTGAGGAACATGCCGATCACGCCGCTGCGCATGGCGTCGTAGCGCGTCTTGATGTCAGCCTTGAGGAAGTGGCTGTAGTCCCACTCCACGAACACGTCGTAGCCGTCGATGTCGAAGTCGGATTCCAGCTTCGCCTTCCAGCGCTCGCACCAGCTCGTCAGGACGTTGTTGACGTAGTCCTGATCGTTCACCATCAGCGTGTTGCTGTTGCCCTTGCCCTGGATGCCCAGCTTGTGCGGCGGAATCCGGAACGCGCGGCAAATATCCTCGAGCTGGAACTGGCGCGACGCCATGAACTCGGCGTCCACCATCGAGAGCGTGAGCTGCTCCCATTTCATCCCCTCTTCGAGGATGACCGTGCCGCCGGCATTGCGCAGCCCGCCGTAGGTCTTCGCCCATTGATTGCGCAGCCGGTCGATGACGTCGTCGCCCAGCTTCTTGTCCGTCTGCAGGACGCCGCTGGGGCGCGCGCCGGTGCCGGCAACCCGCGCCGCGAGTTGCTCCTGCGCCATCGCCAGCCCGATCGCCTCTCGCATCAGCCCGACGCGCGAAACGCCGAGCAAGGAGTTCCAATTCGAGAGCCAGCGGATGTGCAGCACGTCCTCTGCCGGAATCATCATCGGCATCTCGCGCAGCACCGCCATCTCGTGCAGCCCGTTGCGGGTGACGAGATAGAACCAGCTCCCGTCCGGTGCCTCGTAGAGCACGACGCGATCGGGATGGATCGGCACCAAGGCGATCACTTGGCCGCGCCCGTTGCGCAGCTTCACGCTGTAGGCGTTGCTGCGCAGAACCAGCGAAGCCTGCATGGTCTCGACCCACTCAAATCGCGTCTGCCACTCGTTCGGACGCCGCAGCAATTTTGTGAGCGGGTGATTGTCCGCGCGCTCCTTGCCGCCGTTCGGCTTGCGCCGCATGACCGTCACCGGCAGCTTCGCCACGTCCTCGCTGAGGATGCTGACGCACGCCATGACGGCGCTCTGCTGCATCGCCGTGAAGCTGTTGATGGCGACGCCAGCGCTGGTCTGGCCGTACTCGTCGAAGAACTGCGCCAGCTCCGAGCCAACGGCGTCAGAAGACGCCTTGCGGAACGGCGCAATCATGCGCTGCCACAAACCCATGCCGTTCCTCGCGATGTGGACGGGAGTCCTACCCCTGGTGAGGAGAGGGTGATCTAGATGACAACGAAGCCGCGATCCTCGTAGACGCTGCCCGTGTCGTCGGACAGCGATCGGCCGATCGCCATGATGAGCGCGGACATGCCGTCAATCCGCCCGCGCGAGTGTTTCTTGGTCGGCATCCGGTTCTCGTTCTTGTCGGTCTGCACTGACAGGTTCGATGCCATCCACGTCAGCACCGGGTTGTTGCCGTGATCGAGCTTCTCGCCGAGAAGCATCGCTTCGAGCTCTTTCGTCGGTGCCGTGTAAGAGCGGATGCCCTGAATGAACTCGAAGACCGGCAGCCCTTCACCTTGCAGCGCGACAGCGAGCTGCGTGGCGTTCCACGGGTCGTAGGCGAGCCCCAGCAAGCGAAAGAGCCGCGAGTCCTCGATGATCGCGTTGGTGATCTCGGCGTGGTCGATGACGTTGCCCGCCGTTGGCTCGATCCAGCCATCGTCAATCCAGCGCTGATATTGCACGCGGTCCCGATCAGATTTTTCGATCACGGTGTCGCTCGGCATCCAGAAGCGCGCGACGACGCGCCAGCGATCGCCGGGCTCTGCCGGCGGAAACAGCTTCACGAACGCCGACAAGTCGACCTTGCTCGACAGATCGAGGCCGGCGAAGCATTTGCGCCCGCGCAGACTGTCGGGATCAAAGGGGCCCAGCCCATTCTTCGCCCACACGTCCATGTCGATCGCGCGGTGCGCGGCGGCGGTGCGCACGTTGAGGCGCAGCCGCTTGAACGCCACCGCCGCTGACGGTGATTTCTTCGCCTTGAGCGCCTGCCGCTTGAGGTCGTCCAGCTTCACCGAGACGCCCAGGCCGGGGTTCGCCTTCGCCCAGGCTCTCGGATCGTCCCAGCGATCGTCCGCGTCGATAGTCGCGAGGAAGGCGAACAGGCTGTCGTCCTCAACAACGCCCTCGAGCACCTTGATGGCGTAGTCGTTCTCCTGGGCGTACACGCTCTCCGGGTCATCGTCGCCGGCGGTGGTGATGATCCACAGCAGCGGCTGCCGCCGCGCGCCGAGAGCCGTGTCGAGCACGTCGAGTAACGCCCGGTTCTTGTGCTTGTGCAGTTCGTCCACGAGGACGACGTGCGGGTTGAGGCCGTCCAGCGTGCGCTCGTCCGCCGAGAGCGGCTCGAATTTCGACGCCGTCTGCTCGACCGAGAGATTGTTCTTGTACCAGCCGACGACCTCGCGCAGCTCGGGCGCCGCGCGCACCATGCGCTGCGCCTCGCCAAAGATGATCCGCGCCTGATCACGCTTCGTCGCTGCGGCGTAAATCTCGGCGCCGGGCTCGCGATCGGCGACCAGGCCGTAGAGCCCGACCCCTGCCAGCTTCGTGCTCTTGCCGTTCTTGCGGGGCAGCTCCTCGTAGATCGTCCGAAACCGGCGCGTGCCGTCGCGGCGCTTCCAGCCGAACACGGACCCGACCGTAAATTTCTGCCAGGGCTGCAGCTCGAACGGCTGCCCGCCCCACTCGCCCTTGCTGTGGCGCAGATACTGGAAGAACCGGATCGCATGCAGCGCCGCACCCGGGTTCCAGCGCAGGCCGCGCTTCGCACCATGCTCGAGATCGCGAAAGTGACGCTCGCAGGCGAGCCTGACAAAGCGACACGCGGGGACTTTCCCGGCGCAGACCCGCCAGGCGTAGGCCGTGACGGGGTCGACGCTAGTGGGTGGCGGGCGCTTCGGGATCCTCGGCGAGGAATGCCTCGAGACTTTTGCCGCCTGTGAGGTCGGCAGTTCCTGACTCTCTTCGCTCATGGGGTGAAACTGGCGGCATCTGCAGCCGCGGCCTCGCCGACGGCGAGAAGCCGAGCTGCTCAGCAGCCTTCAACATGATCTGCGCCTGGCGGTTGACGATCGCGAGATAGGGCGATTGCATCTTCTGCCCGCTCTGCGATGACGTCGTCAACAGCCCGTCCTTCAGCAGTTGCTCAGTCGCCTCGCGGTGCAGGTATTCGGCGACGACCCAGACCGCCAGTACCGCCCGGTCGATCTTGCGTAGCAGGCCGAACGGCGCGTGCTCGATCGCATAGGCCCATCCGGCGCGCTGCTCCTCGTTGAACCACCTCGGCGGCTCGGCGAGCAGCCCTGCTGGCTTCGGCTCGGCGTTGTTGAGCGGGCGATGCCCTGGATTGCCTGCGAGCTCCTTGAGAATCGTCGGCTTTGGTTTTCTGCCGCGCACGCGTGCGCCTCCATACACTGTCCAACAGATGGCACGCGCAAAAGGGAACCCGAGCAAGATGCCCGCCTCCGCAGTGGTATCACCCCTCCGAGGACGCGCCCGAGCCCTAAGCTTCGATGTCCAAGCGTTGCGTGCGGTCGCTGCGCGGCGGGCAAGCCGCACAAGTTGCCGTCGGTGTCACGCAGACTTCCGCCTTGGGCCGGTAAGCGGCCTTCGTAGGGAGCCGGCCCCAGGGCCGAAATGTGAAATTAGCGGAAGTTGCGACCACCGCGACCGGCATGGCGTCGCGCGCCATTGAGGTGCACCATTTCAGCAACATCTCGGCATTACGACCGTGATGCTGGCCACACTGTCCTGGCAGAGGCCGTCATCCGCTCACCTCAATCGCTTCAAGATCGCGGACATATTCCTCGGGAAGGTGCCAGTGGCGCGCTCCCGAAATTATCAGTCGCTTGTACTCCCTGTTTGGCAGAGGCGGGGCGGGCTGTGGGTCGCCGAAATAGCTGCTTGCCGTTAACGGCCGCTGCTCATCGCCATCGAGCAGCACCAGACACTCGCGCCGCCAGTACGAGTTCTTCTCTCGGTTTGGTCTGTAACCTTCCGACAAATCGAGTTTTCCGACGTCGAGATCATCGATCTCGTAGACGACGCCCCAGATCTTTCGACCGTCCTCACGCACCGCGTCGGCGACTCCACATCCGCGTTTCACGGACTTCCGGGTGAACGCAAGTTTGTGGTCGGCTAGGAGGGCGACGCCTGCGAAGCATGCCGATGGGCAACGTTCCTGCATCTGCTGCCAGTTCATGTTTGAGCCGTATGCGAAATAGAGCAT